CATGATCGTGATGGATTGGGTTCAGAAGAGAATTATTTCTGGAAAACAGCAAAAGAAAGAGCAAAAAAAGACGAAATAGAACCAGAATTAGGATAAATAATAACATTTACAAAAAAGTGTCATAAATAAAACAGGAAACAACTGTTTACATGGCAATAAAACGGATATCAAGAGCATTTAAAGACATTTCTTTGTCTTTTACCCCTCATCCAGTCACAAAAGACCTCCCAATTCTTAAGAATGAGAATGCAATTAAGGCATCCGTTAGAAATTTAGTGCAGACTATCCCTACTGAGAGGTTTTTTAACCCAATTCTTGGGTCTGAAGTGAGAGATAGTCTATTTGAGTTTGTAGATTATGGTACTGCATCTGTTATACAAGAGCAAATTGAGATAACTCTTGAAAATTTTGAACCTAGAATAGATAATGTAAAAGTTGAAGTAGAACCAAGACCAGATTTGAACGAATTTGAGGTTACGGTGTTCTTTAATATTGTTGGACAGCAAGTTCCTGCACAAGAATTTACGTTTATACTCGAAGCAACAAGATAAATGCCTTTTACTAAATTTACAAATCTTGATTTTGACCAAATTAAGGTATCACTTAAAGATTATATTCGATCAAACTCAAATTTTACTGATTTTGACTTTGAAGGATCTAATTTTTCAGTCTTAATTGACACTTTAGCATATAACACCTACATTACGGCGTTTAATTCCAATATGACTGTTAATGAGTCCTTTTTAGACTCTGCAACACTTCGTGAAAACGTGGTTTCCCTTGCTCGAAACATAGGTTATGTGCCAAAATCAAGAACTGCTGCCCAAGCAACAGTCTCTTTTGACGTTACAACGAATGGAAATACTCCTTCTCTTACTTTACAAGCAGGTTTAGTCTGTGTAGGCAGTTATAATGACACATCTTACGTGTTTTCAATACCAGAATCCATTACATCAACTACAACTCAGGTAACTGATTCAAACGGTAATATAATTTCAAGCACTGCATCATTTAATAACATAGTTGTTTATCAAGGAACATACCTATCAAAGACATATACAGTAAATGGATCATTAGATCAACGATTTTTAATAGATAATTCATTTGTTGATACATCAACCATCAAAGTTTACGTTAAAGGTGCCGCTGATACTGGTTTAGGAAAGGAATATCGTAAAGTAGACAACATATTAAACATAACAGACACATCAGAGACATATTTAATACAAGAAGTCACTGATGAAAGGTATGAACTTTTATTTGGTGATGGTATATTTGGAAAAAAAATTGAAAATGATGCTATCATAACAGTCACATACATTGTGACCGATGGAACCGAAGGAAATGGTGCTGCTTCTTTCTCATATGCAGGAAGTGTTGCCTCATCATCAAATCAAATACAATTACCAACATCATCACCAACAGTAACAACTGTCTCATCGGCAGCTAATGGAGGTAATATCGAGTCAATTGACTCAATTAAGTATTTTGCACCTAGACTATATTCGTCACAGTACAGAGCAGTTACAGCAAGGGATTATGAGTCTGTAATACAACAAATATATCCAAATACCGAATCAGTTTCAGTTGTAGGTGGTGAAGAGTTAGATCCACCTGAGTTTGGAACTGTTTTTATCACTATTAAACCAAAAAATGGTGAATTTGTATCAGATTTTGACAAACAATCAATATTATCAAATTTAAAAAGTTATACACTAGCAGGTATTAATCAAAAACTACTTGATCTTAAATTACTATACGTTGAATTAGACTCATTTGTATATTATGACCCTTCTAAGGTCTCAACTGCCTCAGATTTAAAAACTAGAATTACAAATGGTCTTTCATCTTACGCATCATCAACTGATTTAAACAAATTTGGTGGTAGATTTAAATATAGTAAGGTTTTAAATGTTATTGACAACATTGATGATGCAATTACATCAAATATATCAAGAGTTATAGTTCGTAGAAATTTAAGAGCATTAACTAATCAATTTGCTCAATATGAATTATGTTTTGGTAACAGTTTTCATATTAATCCAGAGGGACGTAATATAAAAAGCACTGGTTTTACAATTCAAGGTAGAACAGACACTGTTTATATCACTGATATTCCAAATAAAAATTCTGATGGTACACTCGATGGTAGTGGTAAGGGTATTTTAGCAATTGTTAAAGCAAGTGCCGATGCATCTAGTAATCTTGTTGTTGCATCAGCTGGTGTTGTTGATTATATACACGGTGAAGTCATATTATCAACAGTCAATATAACATCAACTGTAAAAACTAATAATATCATCGAAATACAAGCATTTCCTGAATCAAATGATGTGGTGGGACTTAAAGACTTGTATTTGAGTTTTGCTGTCGGTAATAGTGAGATAAATATGGTTAAAGACACAATTACTTCTGGTGAACAAATATCAGGTGTCGGTTATAAAGTCACATCAAGTTATTCAAATGGAGCTTTGATAAGAGGATAATATGATAACTACTGGAATTGATAAAAGAGTCAAAGTCCATCAGATAATTGAAAACCAACTACCAGAGTTTTTAGTATCTGAAAGTCCAAAAGCAGTTGATTTTCTTAAGCAGTATTACATCTCTCAAGAATATCAAGGAGGTCCGATTGACCTGACTGATAATTTGGATCAGTATTTAAAATTAGATAATTTAACACCCGAAGTTGTAGTTGGTGAAACAAAATTAACAAGTAATCTAACAATAAGTGATACTACAGTAAATGTTAGTAGTACTAAGGGATTTCCCAATACTTATGGTCTTTTCAAAATTGAAGATGAGGTAATCACATATACTGGTATTACTACAAATAGTTTTACTGGTTGTATTCGTGGTTTTAGTGGTATAACAACATATCATGCAGAAAATGAACCTAATGAATTAATATTTACAGATTCTTCATCTGCGAGTCATGATGTAGATGCAACTGTAATTAATTTAAGTGCTTTATTTTTAAAAGAATTTTATCAAAAAACAAAAAAATTACTTACACCTGGTTTAGAAAATTCAAAATTTGTTAACAATCTAGATGTTAGTAATTTTATAAAGAATTCTAAGTCATTATATCAATCAAAGGGAACAGAAGAGTCATTTAGAATACTATTTAATGTTTTATATGGTGAAACTCCAAAAATTCTTGATTTAGAAAATTATCTAATTAAACCATCTACAGCTGAGTTTATAAGAAGAGAAATAATTCTTGCAGAGGCACTTTCTGGTAATCCTATAAACTTGATAGGTCAAACAATAATTAAATCATCTGATGGTGCTACCAAAGCTGCTATATCTGAAGTAGAACCTCTAACAAGAAAAGGAAAAGTTTATTATAGAATTGGATTATTTGTTGGATTTAATGAAATTGATCTAATTGAAGGAACTTTTAGTATTACTGGCAAAACAAAAGCAATTGGTGATGTATCAATAGGATCTTCTGTTATTACTGTTGATTCAACTGTTGGATTTGGTCAAACTGGTACTCTTGTATCTGGAATTAGCACAAATATCTATTATAGTGATAAATCAGTTAATCAATTCTTTGGATGTGAAAATATTATTAGTAATATATCAAGCACTGATGATATTAGATCAGATGAATTTTATTATGGTTATGAAAATGGTGATTTAACGAAAAAAGTTGAATTAAGATTAACTGGTGTGTTATCAAAATTTGTGCCCTCATCTGATATTAGACTTTTAAATCAAGGAGAAAAAATAACTGTTAAAAATGTAGGTGAAAAAATATTAAACCCAGATACTAATAAAACTAGAAAACAAGTTTTTGCAAATTCATGGATTTACAACACATCATCTAGATTTAAAATAGAAAAAATATTTGGTGCAAACGTAGTTGTTTTTACAAGAGATATTGATAAGTCAAGTTTAAAAGAAGGTGATAATGTTGAAATTTTATTCAGAAATGAAGAATCAAAAGTTGCTACAGGTATTGTAGGAAACATAGATGAACCTACAGGAACTATATCTTTAAATAATTTAACAAACTTACCAGGAATTACACAATTACCTGATCCTAATAGAGAATATGATTTAAGAAGAGTTATTAATCGTGCTTCAAGTTTAAATACTGACTTAGAATTTGGAAATAATATTTTAACAACTGATGTAACTAATGTTTATAATGAGTCTAATACTGCTTTTTATGTTGCATCTAATTCTTTACCATCTTATCAAATAACTGCTGAGTTACCTAAATCAATATTACCAAATGCTACTGCAGGTGTTGAATTACCTCAATCTGGATATAATGCAAATACATTAAAATACAGCATACTATCATTTCCAAGTCCAGTTCCTTTTATTACTGGTGATGAAATATTCTATACTGCACAGGGAACTGTTTTACCTGGTTTACCTGAAGCATCATACTTTGTAGAGGTTTTATCAAACGGAAATCAAATAAGATTGTACAAATCTAGATCATTTATCCCAATAGCAGATTTTGAAGAATTTGAATCATTACCTGCAGGATCTGGAACTCATACGTTTTCATTAGTTGGTATAAAGGAACAAGAAATAGCACCGCAAAAATTATTTAAAAAATTCCCACTTAATCCAAGTTTATCTAATTCTGATAATATTTTAACAACTTCTGGCACCACAGGAATGTTGATAAATGGTGTTGAAATCGGTAATTATAAATCAAATGATAAAATATTTTCTGGACCTATTGAAAGTATAAGTTTATTAAATGGTGGTGAAAATTATGATGTTTTAAATCCACCTAATATTCAACTATCATCAGGAAGTGTAAGTGGAACAACCGCTCTAATACAACCAGTTATATCTGGAAAAATTGTTGATGTTCAAGTTGATCCTCAAGATTTTGATATTAAGAGGATAATTTCAACAACTATTGAAGGGGGTAATGGATCTGGAACAATATTAGAACCAGTTCTAAATGAAAGAAGAAGAGAACTATCATTTGATGCACGTTTACTAACTGATTCTGGTGGAATTGACCATGTTAACGAAACACTTACATTTTTACAGGAACATAATATTGCTAGTGGAGAACCACTAGTTTATGATAGGAATAATAATATTCCACTTGGTATTGGAACTGTTGGTAATGATGCTGGAACATCGGTTGTTGGTCTTGGAACAACAACTTTAATAAATGCTGCCACTTATTATCCATTAGTAATAAATCCAACTAAAATCAAGTTGTTTCAGAGTTTAGATGATTACAATGCTGGTATTAATACAGTTGGATTTACAACTGCTAATAAAATTGGTATTCATAAATTTAAATTAAAAAATGGTCAAAATCATTTAAGAGATATAAGAATTATTGATTCTGGTTCTGATTATGAAAATAGACAAGTATTTGTTAAACCAGTTGGAATTAATACCATTACAAATACTATTCATTTTAATAATCATGGATTTAAGGCAGGTGACAAAATTGTATATTCAACCGCAGTTGGAATAGGTTCAACTTTACCCACCCCTATTACAGGTTTATCAACATATACTGGCATTACATCTACATCTAATTTTTATCAAATTATAAAGTTAGATGATAATTCATTCCGATTATCAAACGCTGGTCTTGCAGGAACAATAACTTCTGAGTATGAAAGAAATGATTATGTTAAATTCTCAAATAGTGGAACTGGATTTCAAGTTTTTAAATATCCAGATATTAAATTAAATCTTAAATATGAATTATCCAATACAACTGTAGGAGTAATTACAGCAACTCCTGTTGTAAGAGGATCCATTGAAGATATACTCTTATATGAGGAAGGATCAGATTATGGTTCTGATACTTTAAATCTTGAGAAATCAATAACAATTGATATTAAAACTGGTAAAGAGGCAGAACTAAAACCGATTGTAACAGACGGAAAGATAACAGTTGTAGAAATACAAACAAAAGGTCAAGAATACACCTCTGCACCCGATTTAGAGGTTGTTGGTATCGGAACTGGTTTAGGTGCAAAATTAAGAGCTGTTGTATCTGATGGTAAAATAGTTGACGTTATTATTCTTGAAGGTGGTTTGCAATATCAACAAGATAAAATTGATATTAAAGTTATTCCACCAGGTAAAGGTGCAAAACTAGATGCTAGAACTAGAGGATTAACAGTTAACTCTTTCATAAGATATGGAAATGAAGCATTAGTAGAAACAAATAATAAATTAGAATATTCAATTGTAGGTTATTCTACGCAAATTGGAAATGATAGTTTTGGAGATACTGGAAATGGTCATTCTCCAATTATTGGTTGGGCATATGATGGAAATCCGATTTATGGTCCATATGGTTTTAGTGATCCATCAGATTTAAATTCTACAGTTAAAATTTTAGATAGTGGTTATATTCTTGATGCATCAAATGTAGTTAATAGACCTACTGGATTTACTAACGGGTTCTTTATAGAAGATTATAAATTTAATAATTCAGGTGATTTAGACAGACACAATGGAAGATACTGTAAGACTCCAGAATATCCCGAAGGAACATACGCATATTTTGCAGGTATAACAACAAATTCTCTTGTTCCTAGATTTCCATACTTTATTGGAAATACTTTTAGGTCTAATCCAGTAACTGAGAACTTTAATGTAAATCAAAATACATTCGATTTTAGTAACAATGATTTAGTAAGAAATACATATCCATATAAAGTATCTGATCAATATGCTGATAATGATTTTATTATTGAGTCAAATGAAATTACTACACAATCAACAATTGTTGAAAGCACAACTTCTGGTTCAATTGATTCAATAGAGATAATCAATGCTGGTGATAATTATGAAGTTGGTGATGTTGCAGTATTTGATAATAGTGATACTGGTGGAGGTGGAATAAGTGTTTCTGTCAATAGTATATCTGGAAAGGAAATTACCTCAATAGAAACAACTGTTGATAGTTTTCAAGATGTAGTTTTTAGATGGAATAGTCAAAATTCAGTATCTGCTTATATTTCAACATCTCCTTCATTAAATGATGGAGATAATGTTTCTATTTCGGGACTATCAACGACTGGTATTAAGGGTTTATCAGGTTCTCATATTATAGGTGTGCAAACTGCAAGCACTGTAATTTATCAAGAAATACCAAATTCAGCAACAACTGGAATAGTAACCGACATATACGTAGCTAATATACCAATAGGTGTTTCTGTCGGTAG